ATGGCGGCGCACTTTTCAATTGGAATATTGGCGCACTTTTCAATTAGTATCTACACCTAATGCTGCCTTTGCACGGTTTAATTCATCTGATAAAGATTGTCTTTTAGGGTCGTACTTTCCTAATTTCTTATATTGTTCTGTAAGCATTGAAACATCATTCTGTGTCTCACGTATGATGTCTTTTTGTTTAATGATCTCTTCGGATAAGGAATTGACAGCTTTTTCGCCATCGTATATACCTTTTTTGAATCCCGTTTCCATCTCTGCTCCAGCTTTAGCGGCATTAGTTACCAACTCATCCAACCTTTGATTAGATGCAGCAAGTTGGACATTTAAAGCCTTGAAAGCAGCAGGAGACTGCGTGCCATCCATGCTCATTAACTCTTGTTTTAACTTCACAATTTCATTACGGAGCCTTACAACTTCTTCCCAGTCACTACCTATCTTAAAATATAATTTTGACATATCTATTTCTTTTTCCTACGATTAGCCAATTCCTTACCACTGATTCTATTCACTTTTTGACCACCATATACTGCGTGTAATTTATCCCGTTGCATCATCAGCAGATTCCGATAAGGGATAACCTCAAACACTTCTGTATAACTCAGATGAAGCGTGTCAATCAAATGGGCTATCTGCCCGAAGAACGTTGTGTTTCCTACTGTTTCGGTCTTGCTGCCAGCATCGACACGTTCCTCATCGAGCTGACACACTGAAAAGCCGATATATCCATCATAGAGAAACAGACTTCCAAGGCATTCCTAACTTCTTCAAAAGTCCCGTTCTCTAAATTTTCAGCCAGCTCCTCACTGCCACAGATGAAACAAGAAATACCTTTCAGCATATCTTCAGTAGCTTTAGGAAGCTCTTTAATAGCCTCCATGATATTATCTCCTCGCAGGGCGATATTGGAAAAATGATGAATGGCACGACAGATAACTTTAATTGTAGGCGGTTTGATGGTATAAACGATTCCACCTATCCCTACATTTTTAAAATCCAGCCCTAATAGGGCATCAGAAACCGTTTTTGCTGCTTGATTATTCATAACATTAAATTAAAAAGGCGGTGAGCAACCACCCACCGCCATCTGAAAACAATCCTTTTACTGAAAAATTATCAACCTTCCGGCACTACAACTTCCGATTCGTCAAACCACTTTTCGGAAGCCAATCCATCTACACCTGTGGAAAGGGGAACGGCCGAAACAGCCAATCCGACAGCCTTATCGGTATTAGAGCCACGGGCATTGATAGCCGCTTTCGGAAACACAACATAAACTCCGTCTTTGGTTTTACCAATCACACATTTATGAATAGGCTTATACTTGCCTCTTTCCCAATTCTTTTCTGTGGCTTTACCACCTTGTAAATCAGCCTTTGTAGCATAATCATACTCACCAATGGTGAAGTTGATTTTCACCTCACCCGGTTCAGACGTTTCCCGGTAGTACTCACCAGTCAAAGCGTTTTTGTAACGAGTTACACTTGCCTCTGCTTCTTCGTATTGATACGTGTCACCATGCACATTCTTGACCCGCTTCGTTGCTGCGTTTTTCAAGATGGTGGCTACTTCTGCGCCTGTTAATCCGGCAGCTGGAGTAGTAACCGTTTTAATCGGTTCTGCATAATACAGTTCGTCAATTTCTACTGCTGTAATCATATCATTTTACATTTAATACATTAAACAAAATTCTCACATTCACATAATGACACTTCAAAGCTGTGTCCGCTTCTGTACCGATAGAATCAATAGAGTAACGATATGTCATACCATCATAGGTGCTTACTACATCATCAAACAGCTTGCCAGCCTTTCTTTCAAGTTCGTTAAGCCGGATTGTGTTCGCTTCATTCTCGCTTAAATTGGGTACACATAGATTCACTTCTGCGAAAGATTTCTTCCAATAAGTTCCCGTCTGTTGTTTCTTCGTGTGGATGACAATCCTTTCGGACTTCAATTCACCCGTCAGCGTTTCTCCTGCTGGTACTATGTCTATTCCGAAAATCTTGCAGTCCCGGTAGAGGATGTTTCCTATGTCGGTGGTTACTATCATCGTTCAAATCTATCTTTCAATCTTTTTTCTGTCCTTATCGCTGCACTTCCTGCAACTTCAAATCCTTTGGATTCCACGAATGAAGCATAATCAGCTTCGTTTTTCAGAATTAAGCCATCTTCATTAACCTCATAATCATTCGATTCTCTCAAATGTTTTGTGTGGTCTTGATAGTTTCCGGTAGCTTTTGCATCTTCAACAAATGCCTCTCCCTCTTCTTTCATGCCAGCAACGACTTCGCTTGTTCCGTCCTCAAAGAACTGGTCAACATCCGAAAAGTCTGCATCTATTCCAACCATATTACTCTGTAGGAAAAATAGTTTGTTTCCAAAGGGCTTTTAGCAACTCCTTCACCTCTTATGCTTCCATCGACATTCAAACAACGAACCTCTGCACCTGCTTCAACCTTTGACGGCTTGTCAAAGACTACCTTGTACTTGAAATCATACAAAGCACCATTGATAGATACTTTCTTTTCCGCACTCACATCATCACAACGGCATCTGCATATATCCTGCCAGCTCTCACCACCTGTGCCGGGAATAGGTCTGCCGAACTCATCCTTATCCATCGGGGTGATAACCTTAACCTGCAATATGTGGGGAGCGAATATCATAAGAAAGTCACTTTAGGTTTGTTACTCAGTTCGTCTTTCAAGCCGTACTGCTTACACAGAAATGAATAGTAATCCTTAATGCCTTGAATGTTCCAAGACATAGAAAAACCGCCTTCACTGATTGAAGTGGCACGGAGTAATAGAGAGGGGATGAACTTCGCAATCGCCAGAGACACGACCGTGGCAATCCTCGTTCATCTCATCCTCTCCGCTTATATTCGCGTTCAGACACATATCGAAAAAGTCAGCCTCTGACAACTGGATGTCGAAGGTCTGAAACCTTTGCTGTATGTAGTCATTTACTGTCATGCCTCAATCCCTAATGCTTCTTTCAGTTTGGCTGTTGATTCTTCATCCAGTTCTGCAACCTTAGCCAAAAGAGTTTCCTCTTTCATATTGCCGGAAGCCTGCGCACCGATAGACTTCAAAGCATCAATCAAAGCCTTCTTCTCAAACTCCTTTTCAAAGAGGGAAATTTTCACCTCTTTCTTTTCTTCAGGAGCTTTCACTTCGGGATTTTTTGCCTCAATCCGTTCAGCAAGTCTGCGGCTTTCCATATCCAGCACACGGGCTTCCTCACCGACTTCAATCACTTCACCGGGAGTATAATACTTTCCGGTGAACTTGTCGCGGAAAACTGATATAACCTTTACTTTCATATCCTACCTCCTTATGCTGATTGGATGGATGCAATTTCGCTCAAATCGAAATTGGTTATCAAATCTGGATTGGAAATCTGCGGAATCCACTCTGCCGTATATTCCATGTAGCGACCGTTTTTGTCACGGTAGTTAGAGATAAGCATCTGCCCCTCTGACGGGATATAAGTACGTCCTTGTACTGGGTCTGTCGCTTCATACGGGGTATGATGGCGCATATAACCAATGTTGTCAGAAGGTAACAGAGTAATACGGTTATCCGCGTAAATCTGCACATTCTTTCCCGTCTGGTCTTTCACGTAGTCCTCCTTGATTTCGATGCGAGGTAGACCAATGCCGGTGAACACTTCGGAAGCCAAAGAAGAGGAAACCAATCCCGTACTCAACTTCATCTCATTAGAACCAAGAATCATCTTGTACTGCTCACCAAATTCAGATGAACCAAGAATAAGCTTGTTGAAAGATGCACGAGTCATAACCATCTTGGCATAAACGCCATAGTCCGGTGCCAAGGAATGAAGTTTCTCTCTCAAATAAGAGATAAACATATTCTTTCCGTCCACAACCACATCTCCACTTTTAGGCTTGATAAAATTGAACGGAAGGGTAATCTCCAGCAGTTTATTATTGGTCTGACCGGAAGTGATTGCAGCGTCTTTGTTGTAAACGGTGGCTTCACCAAGCATCAACAGCGCACCGACAATAATATCCATACGCTTGTGGGCAGCAAGGGTAATCTGACGGTAGTCGTCTGCCAGGAAGTTTACAATCTCTTCCATTGCAGCCTTTTGGTCGGCTGGCTTAGCTGCATTGAACTTGTCAATCAAATCCTGTAATTCGGAAAGACGGTCAATAGACATCTGATAAGCATCACCCAAATAGGCAATCTCACCATATCCGGAACCGATGTTCCGACGTTCACGGATGGGTTTCTCTCCAAAACGTGAATTGATAGAGCCGGCCATAACTCCGGTTACAGAACCGATATAATCCTTGAACACACGAGTAGTTACTCTGCGGAAAGTAAGATACTGCTGCCAATAGATTGTGTCCTTGCGTGTCTGGTTCACACGTCTGATGATAGCGGAAACAATGTTCGCATCATCGAATAATGTTTGAATCGTTAAAAACATATCCTACCTCCTTACTCGTTAAATTCAAACCATCCCTTCATGTTGGCTTTATCGTTCTCGGAGAACGGCATAACCAATTTTGAGGGTTCAATTTCTGCGGCTGTACGAAGCAATGAAACCAATGTGATTCCGTCCTCAACCTTTGTACGGTTAAACAGAGCCGAATTAGCCACATGCTTTTGCTTTAAACCATCAACTGCAACCGCATTGAATAATACAGCATCTTTGGCGATATTCTCACCAAAAGCAGTCTTGATAGTCAATACATCATAACCGGCATTAGACTTATCAATTGCCGTTACTTCTGCACCTTTCTTGCCGTTTCCGACAAACATACCCACATAAGCCAAAGAGTTCTTAGCTACTTTAATAGACAAAGCCTCTCCACCAGTGGTATAGGCTTCCGCAACTCTCACATTGATTACCGCATAAGCGAACTTGTTTTTCAAGTCCGCACAAATCGGTGTAAATCCGGGAAGAAAACTTCCCACTACCAGGTTCTGCGTATCAAGTTTGAACGGACCACGTCTACGAATGCCGGTCTGGACATCGTAGCGTTCCTCTTGCTCAACGGGCGGAACCAAGTCATACTTAAATCCTGCTGACATAATTAATTCTTGTTTTGTTCAACAATAGTTTTCGTTCCCTCATCAATCATCTTGGCGATAGATTCAGATTCTTTCTCAATCTTCGCTTCCGCTGATTCGGGAGGGGTTACGCCTTTGAAGCCGTCATTTGCGAACTCCTGCTTCAAGTCCTTGAAGTATGCGTCCAAGTCCTCATCGTCCTTAATGGCGCATCGTTTGGCGTAGTTTTCGGGAATACCATACTCCTTTGCCTTTGCCAAAATCTGCTGGCTACGTGTTGCTTGAGCCTTTTCCGCTTCAAACTGTGTTAGCTTGTCGGAAAGGCTCTTGTTGGAATCAATTAAAGCTTGCGCCCATGCAGGCACATCGTCTTTATTCTCTTCCGTTTTGGTAGTAGTGGTAGTCTCGATTGGCTTACCGTCTTTAAGGTTATGCCTCTTTTCGTAGTTGGAAACTGCGGTCTTGGAAGCATCCCCGGCACGGAAATCACCATAGGAATTAAGCACGTCCGAAAAGCTGATACCCTCAATAATGGAGTTTACCTTTGTCTCGTCCGTTACACCCTCTGCCTTCTTAGTGGCAATTCGGGTTAAGATAGCAGTGTCCACCCCAGCGAATTTCTGTTGCAGCCCTGCCAAGATTTGTTCTAAGATTGTCATACCGTATGAATTTGATTTATAAATTTCTACGGTAAATTTCGTTATTTATAAAGAAGGTGAAAAATTATCAGATAGGTGATACACGACAATAAAACGATTGTCGTAAAATGGTATAAAAAAGGCGTGAAACCGAATGGAATCACGCCTAAATAAAGTATTGTAACTTATGCCGGTACAGCCATTAATTCACGCCCTACTGAACGTATTGTTTCTATAATATCTTCAAAACGTTTCTTAGACGGCTTCTTTGTTCCACTTACATATTGAGCAAACAAACTCTGAGAAATACCTAAACGTCGTGCTATGGCAGCAGCATTCAATTCAGGATGAGCTATAAATAAATCATAAAGAGGATTAGATTTCCTTTCCCGAAAGAATCCCTCAAAACTCAAATCTTCATCAAGCTCTCTCCAATGTATTCCGTCATGGCTCGTTGTGAAATTTGCGCGCTGCGCAGGAGTAGCCCATTTCAGCCTTTGGAAATCTGAAAACTTCTCACATGCCTCCTTCCCGTCAGTGGTACGTATCCATACCTCCGTATCAGTCAACCATACCTTTTCAACTATGATATTTTCCATAACCACTTATTTTGATTTATTAAAAAATTTATTCCAATGCTCTGCTATTACTTCTTGATTTTCTTCTATAACTGATTCTACAAGTTTCAGTTCAGATGACTTCAAGCCATTATTTTTGATTAATGTAACTGGAAATAAAGTGAATTTAGCACTTACATCCCCTTTGATTACATGAACATGTATAGGCTCATGGTCATTAGCGTAAAACATAAAACGAAAACCAAATAAAATAAATATCGTTGGCATACCTTTCTCTATTGATTACCCTACAAATATAGTAATTATTTAATTACCTACAACTATTCAAGCAAAAAATTAGCGGCAATTCTTTGATGTTGCCGCAAAATATTCTATTTTTCTTGTACTAAAATTATAATCCCCATAATTTTTCTGACTAAGAGGCGTTTTTCTGTCCCTTATTTCCGATTTGCTCATTCTTTGCCGCTTGCTCCTCCTTGATTTCTGCAAGCTCCTCTTCTATGCGACTTATGGTATAGGCTTTTGTCCTGCGCTTGTCAGTTTTTGATTTAATGCAGCTTTCATCTTAGCAGCTTTAGCAGCTTGAACAAAATACAAATAAAAAAGAAGCTCCAAAACGTCCAATAAGAACTCTGCTTCATTAGGTTCTACATCTAATATTTCACCAGAAGCTTGGTCTTCCATTCCATGAGCAGCAATATTCCCAAAACCACGTATTATTTCCAAGTTGTCGCTTATGTATGATGGGAGTTTATTAGTTGCTATTAGCTTATCAATCTCCGTTTTGAGATTTCGTTCTTTAATACCTTCTTTCAGACGGATTATATTCTGTAAGCATCTACGACTTAAGGCTGCACTTGCTTTGGGGCTAAATGGAAGTACCAAACAGGCTTCATTATAATCTTCAGCAAACTTAGATTCAACTTCAGGAGCAGCAGGCATTCTACCGCTTCCTACAGGGAATAGTTGTTTAAAATTGCAGGAATGTTGTTCTTTTATAGATATTGTACCGTCATGGTATTGATTAGCATTGTTTGCCTGTCCCAAAAGTACAATAGGCTTATCACATTCACTATTTGGACATCTCATATAGAATAGACTATAAAAAATATTTCCATATTTTCCTATGTATTTTTCTGAGAAATCTACATTTACTTCTACCTGACAATGTGGACATTTCATATCTTTAATATTTAATTTGTTACAATTTTCCAACTAAATTCTTCACATCCTCCGCAGACTTCACCTCATGTACGGTATCACCTACTTTTACAAAGCCTACTATATCTCCGGTGTTTGACTTCTCAAATAGTTCAGTTACTGGGACACCCAAAGCATCGGCGATTTTTTCCAATGTACCAATAGTGGGGTTGCCATTAATTGCTTTTGATAGCCCAACTCGTGACAAGCCTATTTTTTCAGCTAGTTCAGTTTGATTGATTCCTGCCTCTTTACATAGTTCTAAAATTCTAAATCTCATATATGTATATATTTAGTTTACTCTCATTATTTATGGCAAAGTTACTCAAAGTTTTCATATTAGCTAAATAAGACAACTAAAAGCATTCTTTTTATAGTTTATTAACTATATCTATTTTGCTAATTGAATACTTATAGTTTGCTTTGTAACATCAAAATGATAACTAAAAGTATAATTTAAAACATATAAGAGTATGAGCACAAAATTTAGAAGTCAGATGAAAGAAGTAATGCAAATGGCATGGTCTTTTGTTCGCAAGAACGGTTATTCAATGAGTGAAGCGTTGAAATGCGCATGGGCTAATTTGAAGCTGAAAGCGGCTTTGAAAGTGAAGATAGTAGAGTTCTACTTCAAAAAGACCGATGGCACGCCACGTCAAGCTTTTGGCACTCTCAAAGAGAATCTTATCGGTGAGGTAAAAGGTACAGGCAGAAAACTGAATGATAATTTGCAAGTGTACTGGGACACTGAAAAAGAAGAGTATAGATGTTTCAAGAAGTGCAACCTTATAAAGATAGCATAACTATGAAAACTACATTTTTAAGTGAAGAAGCACAGGTGTTGATAACAGGGCTTAGAGGTGAAGACAACGATACAATAACTTTTAAAGCTGCGATATGTGATGCGATGTCTACTATAATGTATATGCGCCAAGTGTACGCTAAAACAGAGAAAGAAAAAGGGATGCTGCTTGATGCTATTGATACATTGACCAATTATAATGAATTGATAACCGCATTATCAAAAGAGAATTAGCACATAAAGAGTTAGCAATAAACAAATAAGATAAAAATATGAAAGAGAAAGAATTTGGAAATATTTATTCATTAGGCGAAGATTTAGATGAAAGGTTCGCGTGGTGTGTACAGCTCATTGATAATGAGCTGTGTATTGCTATTCATTGCACTACACAATCAGGACACTCTCCTTTTAATAATAAAAGTTTTATTGCAGCAATACCAATAAAAAGACTTACTGAGTGCTTGCAGTACTTGTTTGAATCTTTAAATGGTTAATGTTACACGATTATCCAGAAAGGCAGTCTTCGCACGACTTTAAAGGCTGCCTTTAATTCACTTTAAAAATGAAATAATATGGATGAAATTTGGAAAGACATTGAAGGGTATGAAAACGATTACCAAGTATCAAATTTAGGTAGGGTAAAATCCTTGCCAAAGAAATGTTGGAACGGTAAAGGATATTGGTTTAGAGATGGACGCATTTTAATACCCATAAAAAGCAAAAAGGGGTATTTGAATGTATGGTGCAGAAAGCGCATATTTAAAGTTCATCGCTTGGTCGCAAATGCTTTTATACCTAATCCGCAAAACCTACCACAAGTAAACCACATAGACGGTGATAAAACCAATAATTGCGCTACTAATCTTGAATGGGTTACTGATGGTGAAAACTTACTACACGCATATAGGGTTCTTGGTAGAAAGCAAAAGACTGGCAAAAACCACCATAATTCACGAGCTGTTCTACAATTGAAAGACGGCAAAATTATAAATTCATTTGATAGTTTGAATGAAGCGGCACGCACAACTGGTGCGCACCATTCGGGCATTTCAATGTGCTGTAATGGGAAAACAAAGAAGCACAAGGGCTATCAATGGAGCTACAAAGAGGAGTGATTTCACTCCCCTTTCTTTATGGCTTGTTTCTGTATTTCAGCTTTTCTCTTTTCTTCTTGTTCTTCTTTTATTTCTGAAATTTCTTCTTCGATGCGGTCAATATTTCCAGCAAACATTACCCCATGTCGTTGCGACCATACACCACCTGACACAGCTTTTACAGCTACATTAACTTTATCTTCTAAATTGTCAAGGCGATACGGAACAACTTCTGTACTAATATCTATCGTTTCAGATGCTTTGTTAAATTCAGATGGATTTATAGAACCTAAAGCGGAGACTATGAAGTTCACACGTCTTTGCAAGAACTCACCGATAACCTCGGCATGATTTTGAACTTGTAAATGTGTCGAAAGAAACACGTAATCGAAAGCCACTCCCGACAAAGCATTTCCAGCACCACTCAACTTTTCAAAACTGATTTGTGGTGTATTCGTCATAGAATATGCTTTCTCAAAGAGGGTTTCTACTTCAAATTTTACGGTGTCATTTGCTTGGTTCCACGTCAGATACTGGGCATCCGCACCTTCACCTGTAAGTTTGACCATTCTGTCCTTAACCTTACCCATGAAACCCTCCACGTCACCGATAAGTTTCAATAAAGGGAAGAAATGATAATCGATGCAATCTGCATAATTGGATAATAATTTCTCCAACCGAACCCGAAAAGTCTTTATCTTTTTGCAATAAGGTTCAGGACGGTAGGCATAGAGAACCGGTAATTTGGGGAATCCATGAGTAAAAGGCGTTCTTTCTTCATACCCTTTAGATAAATCCCACTGATAGACCATCTTATCAGTGATAGTCATAAAGCAAGTTATCTCCGAATCATCCATGAGCTTCTTCTTGTACTCACGTGAGAAAGCAATCATCTTACCTTCATCATTGAAGAACGGATAAAGCTTATCCCCACGGAACGGAGACCATAATACGCTTTTCAGCTTCTTGGTAGGTTTTACCTTGCCTCCGAATGTAGTCTTTACTTTTTTCCAGAACTTCGCCCAAAACGAATCATCATCGGTAACATACCAATATTCTGCCGCTTCTTGTTCGGAGAGCCAGGCACGGACAACCTTCTTGTTCTGATATTTGATTTTGTTGGATTTAAATACAGCCTTTACCGCATCCAGTAGCTTCTTTTCATCATCATCAGTTGGAGTGCAATCCATAGACGGTTCTGTGCCGACCGTGAAAGCAGTTTGAATGTTCACTATATCCTGTTCCAATGGAATGGAGATACGGTTCACTGGTTCTGTTTTATACCTTGCTTCGATTTCATAAGTCTTACCAGTTTTTTCATCGAAGTGCTTCTCAGCTTCTTTTTCAAGAACCTTTCTGTCCGGATACTTCTTTTTGTCAACCATAATTTCATGGCGTTCCGGATTCCAATCGTCCCAAAGTTTACAACAGTCGGGAAGTTCAGTCTTCCTACCTTTCTTCAGGTAGTTTATCTTCTGCCCGATATCGGGCAATGCTAATATTTCTTCTAAATTCAATGGCATAGCTTATATTTTTAGTGTGTGAATATTCCAGTTAAATCTTTCGGCTTCAAAATGCGTCCAAGCAAACAACCCAATACATAATATCTAATGGCATCCATCAAATGATTATATTCATCTACTGGCTCATTGATGTAGTTTCCATCCTTATCTTTATCCCAAACATATTTCCGAAGTTCAGTAATAATATTGTAAGAGCGTTCTGTTACAAAGAACTCCATGTCTTTAATCTTATCAATACCCGCTTTGATGGAGCCGGGAAACTTATCTACCGGATAGATATTCACGCCTCTGTTCTTTATCTCTTGAATCAATCGAGGGTCTTGCGAATCGGCAAAAACTTTCATAGAGAAAGGCTTTAACCTATTGGCAATAGCCGACGAAAGCATATCCGTTTCATAGAAAAGTTCATCAACATACAAACGGTTATCAATAATACCACATCTTACAGCAGCGGAAGGATCATTAGTAAAGCCGAAGTCCTGCCCTATTCCTACCTTTTTACATTCCTGCGGGAACTCTTTCACAATTCCCCACTTCTTGAACACAGCACCTTCTGCAACGTCAGCCCACCGGCCGATAACCACATGACCATACTTTTCAGGATTACTCACCTTCATATCCTCTACCTCTTTTAGAAACTCCGGTGAAAGATTCTCCAAATTATCAAAGTAAGTCGTATGAATGTGGAGCACATTCGGATGAGTGGAAATCTGAACTTGTACACCGTCAATCTCCACCAGCTTGTGAGTTTTCTCAATGTATTTCTTGTAGATGAAGTGATTGGAATCGCATGGGTTCATTATGATAATAATCCGGTTCTGAATACCCTTCTTGCGAATGGAGAGCATTATCTTGTCGAACTCATCTTCGCTTGTCCACTCTTCCGCTTCATCGCAGACGAAAGTCGTAATGCCTTGAATGGATTTCAGTTTTGCTGTCTGGTTCCCGGAAGAAGTCTTGATACCCCGGAACATGATACGGCTCTTAGTCATCTTATTGACTATATCCGTCTTTGTGGTCTTGAAATATTTCGTGGTTCCGTCCAAATCTATCTTCTCCATCATTTCGGGGATGATAGACATACCGGCAGAAACCATCGTGTAACGGGTGTAAAGAATCTGATGAACTATCTTCTCTACGGGAGTCATTTCAAAAGTCAACCGCTCAATAAAGGTAGAAGCATTGAAAGACTTTCCGCTACCACGCCCACCGGTGATAAGAATTATAAATTTTTCCTTATCCTCGTATAATGGATGGTAAATTTCTTGAGGTACTATCATTTCAGCTTGTCTTTAATCCAAGAATCAATACTGATACCGTGTCCAATATCGGTTGGAATATCGGCATCTTCATCTTGTTTGCGCTCAATCTTTCTCCAATCTTCATCATGGTGGTACAGCCAAACGGACATTGCTTGCAAATTAGGAGCCAACTCGCTTTCGCTTACTTGTAATTCATCTTCGCCCGTCAAATTCCCTTCTGAATCACGGAGCTTTCTTACCACGGTGCTTTTGGTTTTTATGCCACCGAGAGCCATTGCAAGGAATTTAGCCCTTACAGTGGCATTGATTGTCGCACGCCCACGCGCTAAGACTTCGGATATTTCGGTGTACTCACTTTTCTTTTCGCAGAAAGTTTGTGGTAAAATCCCTATGGCATAGGCAATTTCCTTATCAGTGAATCCCTTTTTGGCATACGATTCCACGAGAGAAAGAAAGTCCTCGCTTGTATAGTCAAACTTTGGCTTTCTTCCTCCTTTACCTTTTCTATTTTGAGATTCACTATTGCTCATAATTTTAACCGTTATTGTTACCCATATATACACGGCGAGAAATTGGCTTGTTTCCATAGACATCAACTCCTCTTTTTGAGAAATAGCTATCTATCTTCTCAGCATATCTTCCCATTATGGATTTCGTTCTATCCCTTATGTTTCTTTGTCTTGCAGAACCTAACCCGTATTGTCTTCCAGCGTTGTACATTATTCGTCTGGACTGCTGATATAACTGGCTATATGTTTTCTTTCTAACTCAGCTTTCCTCCCAATAATTAATCTATTCTTTCTACTTGTTCATCAAAAACTTCTCCCTTTATAAACTTCATATCTGGTTCATACCCGAACCTTTCGCAGAAAGCGGCTTTAGCTTCATAGGTATCGAAGGACAACATCACATAGGCATCCATGTTCTCAGCTTGCTTCTGCGCATTCTCCTTTACCTGCTGCTTAACTTCTTTCATGTGGGCTACTTTTTCAGCGCGTTCTAACTGCTTGGCGGCTTTTTCGGCTTCTTTCTGTTCGGAAACTGGGGCCATCATATCAGACAGAGCATCCGCAATAGCGTTTTCCTCTTCGGTCTGCAAAAGATAGTCAACACCAATCATGTTCAGGTCAGCATCAGTCAAACCAGCGTCTTTCCAATCAATATCAGGAACAATCTGCGCAAGAGCGTCGAAATCCCAAGTACCTTGCGCATTGGGGTTATTCGTTAAAATATTTAACTCCTTTTCCTGCTTCTCGTCCACGTCAATGACATCGACACGAATACGGTAGTCATTATCCGGGAACTTCTGCAATTCATCCATAACAGACAGACGTTGATGTCCACTGACTACGGTAAGACCAGTACGCTTATTCACAACTATTCCACCTACCAATCCGAATTTCTTGATACCACGTTTCAGTGTCTTACGTGATTCCTCTGATAGCTTTCTCGGATTATAATCAGCAAAGTGAATGGCAGAGCGGTTAAGTTCCACCGATTCACTCTTGATATATTTTGATAATTCCATATTAGCCATTACTTAGACCGAAACCTCTCTGCCGAAGAGTATTCCTTTCGGCTCTTGCTATAAGATTATCACGAGATTGTTTTGCACGCCTGCTTGCAGCACTGCTACTCCATGTATTTTTTCTTCTCCAGTTAGCTTCGCTCAATCTTTCTGCCTGAGCATATATCTGTTCTCTTGTCTTTCTTTTTCTGACTCAGCAATCCTCCTTATTAATTTTGTTGATTATGATACTCCCAAAGCACTCTTTCAGCCATCGGGAAAACTTTGTAAATTCTCTGTAAGTCCTGTGGATAGTTCTTCTCCATCCAAAGCATACAATCAAGATTGAAGCCTACTCCCGAACTCGCTTTCAATGAATATCGGACTGGTTCGGGTAGGTTGTGCTGCCTCATGTAAGCGAGAATATCCCTCTGATTCCAATCAGCCAAAGGATAAACCATACCGTTATTCTCGTAACCGTTTACCTCATACCCTTTCAGCATAAGCCTACGATTCATGCCATCAGCTTTCTTCATACCCAAGAATGTGTAATAAACTCCGTGAGTAAACTGCATAGCCTTTACCACATCTGCCAACTTCAATAGTTTCACTTCCGGATTAGGCACGCAATACATACCTCCACGAAGAATATAAGTAAGATTCCAGTGAGGCACTTGCACAAACTCAATCTTTGGATATTTGACTTTAGTCCAGCCAATCCATCGGTTAATGTGCTCCAAATTCTTGACAAAGTACATGAACACACAAACAATCCGGTCAAACTTCGGATAGATTAAATCAAGCAGAACAAGCGAATCTTTGCCAAGTGATAAAAACAGTAAAGCCTCATTCGATTTTACCCGAATGAGGTCTATATACCGGTTCGCTTGTTCTACCTTGCTCATAGCTAACCACCACTTAAACCAAATGAAGTACGAAGGTCACTATAACGCTGTCTGCGTGACCCCAACTGTGATGTACCAGCTTCACCGCCACGTCTGGCAACCAATCTACCACCAGCCCCTGCACCGTTCATATTTCTGCGAGGCCCAGCTACTCTGTTAATTCTTCTTGCGACTCTGCTTTTTAATTTTAAAAGTTAAACAAATCAATCTATATGTCTCTCTAATATCTTGCCCAAAGTATAATCCATTTGTGCAACAAGATACTCTTCGCCTTGATGTTCGTAAACAATATCATTACCGTTTTCATCTGTAAGAATAACTGCTTCTGCTGCTTTCACTTCAACGATAATATAAGGACGTTTACCCGTATATGCACCTGTCAGAAGCTTGATTGCATCGTACTTGATAGGCTTCAATTCTACCTCACCTTCTTCAGGCAGTTCTGCATCAGCCGGATATTCTTTACCGCCACATAGGTAAGTGATATATTTCTTAGCGTTTGTTGGTCTGATTTCGCGGTATTCGTGGGTTTTCTTGCCTGCCAAGATTTCATCGAAAAACTTCTGTTTGATGCTTAATGTAAGAATGTTCATAATCGTGTCAAATTTAAATTAATACTCAATAGTTGCGGGGGGCTGAATCGAACAACCGACCTTCACCAAGTCAAAGTGAAAAGCTACCACTGCTACACCCCGCGATAGTACCCCAAAGGTACTACCACAACCAAAGATAACGAAATATCTTCAATCGTTATACACGACAATCGGCTTATTGTCGTGAACTAAGCCATTTATCCCGTCTTTCTCTGCATGCCTCTAAGGTAGGCGCACAACAAGCAAACAGTTCGCCACTTTCAGTACGATAGTCATATTGGTACATTCTTACTCTCTTACCTTTCAATTTGGTAGTGTAAGTGCAATAGTTCTCTTTACCGGGCTGGCATACGCTACAACCTCTTTCGTCGTTAATTGAGTTCATAATCATTTATCAATACTTACTTAGTAATTTGTAAAACATTCGCCTTTTCTCTATGTATTTAAGACCATTTCGTCTAAGACCTCGCTTTGATTTTGATACAGTCATTTGGCAACCTGCAACGCCAACGCAGATGTAATTTGAATGATGCCTTTTAGCTTCTTTGAAAGCCCACCAAATCGCTTCACGACAATATCTATAGCTATCATTTTGAACACCCTCGTATCCTCTACTTAAAATGAAGTGGCCTATTTCATTTGCTTCTTCTTCTGAATAGCATATTGTGAATATATTATTCATCCTTTCTTTGTTTTACTTGTTCAACCAAAAACTTTTTAAAATCATTCTTGTACTGGCTGTGAATGATTTTATACTGGTGGGATAGGTTAGGCAATTGTTTGTAACCTTTGCTATACAAGAATTTGGCTACAAGCTCAATTTTTGCACGGTTACTAAATCCTCTGTCTTTGCACATGTTAGTTATACAGACATTCGCCTTGCTGGTAGGCTTCTTTTCAACTGGCGACACATATTCACGTCTGTCATAAGCGTGCGTTCTCGGATAACCGACCGCTTCGCCTAAATATTCACCTGTGATGCAATCAAATTCACCACTAATTAAACTATCTGCTATTTCACCCATAATAATCAATATTTAATGTTTCACATTCAATCTTTCTTCACTTGTATAAGCCACTACAAGCCCAGTTTCATCATGTTGTATGGTGATGTACTTTTCACCCCTTTCTATGGTGGTAAAATCGCACATACTACATAACTTACCCAATACCTTGCCCAGTTGTTTCATCAGTGGGGCTTCGGGGCTGATAACTAAAACTAAATCTGCTTTCATAATCGTGTATATTGTGGTAGCCCGAAAGCTACCGGATTAAACTTCAGTCAATCTGCCATACGTTTCTTTGACGCGTTGTTTTGACGCCTTGCAAACTCTTTGGCTAATTCATAATCTGCGAAATAATTGATACGATTACCTGTTTCAGTGTTTACTACCTCATAAACCTTGCAACCACACTCAATTGATTCGCGAACTACATATTTACTCTGCTGATTCATAATCGTATATATTTTGCATGGCTTTCGCACTGCTGGTTAAACTTATCTTTTATCTATCACTAAGTAATGGTCCGCTAAGCACTTTACCCATTGTATTCTATACTTTTTTGAAGCACATCTAAATTCAATGTCTCTTATAGCAGAAAGAATATTAGACACGCTTTCATTATAATACTTTGCGAGTATAGTTAGTACATGATAGCTTTCTTGCGGTGTAAAGTGCAAAGAACTTCTATATCTCTTTGCTGTCTCATATACTCTTTTTGAGAATGATTCAATAGTCTCAAAATCTTCTTTTCTATAATTAAAAAGGTCTGTTGCTTTCATTATCGTATATCTTTTAATTGTTATTCAAACTATGTTTTGATTATTACGATGCAAATATCAAACTTTATTTTGAACAAACCAAATTTTGATAGAAAAATTTTCAAATTATTTTTTGATACTATTCTTGTGTATTCTATGTATAATTTGAAAACTATTCCTATCTTTGCATCAAATTATAATTTGAATATCATGCTAAGAGTACAAGAAATCTGCAAACAGCAGGGTATCACCATGCAAGACCTTGCCAAAAAGATGGGCGTGACATATCAAGCCTTGTATGCCGCAGTGTCCGGCAACCCTACCATTGGGAAGTTAGGAGAAATTGCAAAGGCATTAGGTGTAGGAATAACTGACTTGCTGAATGAAGATAAGGAAGAAAACACTGTTGTTTGTCCTCATTGTGGAAAAAAAATTAAATTAGAGAAAGGAGAATAATATGGACTATTTAATAATTGGAATACTGTTCTTCATAGGGAACATTGTTTGGAGTGTTATCTTATTGTGTTTTCAGTCTTACGCCAAAAAGAAAGGAGAAGATTTGGCAACAAAAGAAGATATTGCAGGGATTACTAAAGAAATCGAGTCTGTAAAAGATAGCTATAATAAATCATTGGAAGAACACAAAATTGAACTTCAAAAAGAATTTGAATCATATAAGTATATCAATGAATTGTGTAACAGCATAGATAAGGAATTATTAAGAAAGCTTGTTACTTGCAAAAGGGAAATGGAAAATGATTTTAGAATACATCGAGACAACGATGATTATGGTTCTTGCGAATCATCAATCCAATCATTATATGATTACTTAAAAAATTATGATGTAAGATATAAGCACAATGAAAACGTAAAACTAATTTTTGAACATTATGAAATAATTGAAGGACTACATGAAAATTATGAGGAAGGATGTGGTCCGTTTGATACACCACAGTACATAGAGGAGCTTAGCAGAATCCATAGTTATGTTGATAGACTAATAGCTATTTTCTTACCAAAATTTTCAATAAAGCCGGAGCACTAAACTCCGGCTCATTAATTGATTAGCCCTTTGAATTTCAACCGATTTACGATTTCGGTGTAAAGATACTCTATATCCCCGCTGAAATCCCCATAATTCTGATAGAGAAAAACGACATCTGCGCAGTTGTCGGAAATTGTACTCTTGGACTGAATCCCCAATACTCTTGACATCTCCTCACGTAACCCTGCAGTCATTTTCCCACCGGCAAGCGAGCTTGGAGAAAACAGATACAGGATAATGAAAATGAACTTCTTCCGCTGGGTTACACTGTCAATATTCGGCGGACATCCCCTCTTATTCAACAACTCAACAAATATTTTATAGATTTCATGGATAAGGCTCTTATCTTTCAGAACCGGGGAAGTTAAGATATTTTCTTCCTCTGAAAGTTCTGATTTTTCGATACGAATCTTTTTAAGACGAATTATTTTGTTAAAATCCAACTCCATAACGCGATTATTTTAAAAGTAAATAGTATATTTGCATCATAATCGTGTGAGGAGCTGATTCATGGTCGTGCGTGGGTTGGCTCTTTCTTTTATTTAACAGACTTATCCTTTTCCTGAATAACCCGATTTTTCTCGTTCACCTCCCTACCCCACATCATAGCGGAATAGATGGCTTTTGCATACAAAAAGAGTTCCTCACGACTGGCAAGGAATCCAACTCGAAGGGCTGCACATTTCGCATCAGTCCAGACATTTTCATTTCTACTCATTGGTTATTTGTTAATTTTATAAATCTATTACGTTAATGGTTAACATACATATCCGCTTGCTAAACCATGTTATAAGATGGCTGAACAAAGGCTCATAATTTGCACAATTCACTCAAATCCGTACCTTTGCAATGTGTTTTTCATAGTATTAGATTTAAGGTTAACAAAAAGATTGGCTGTCCGGGAGGATAGCCTTTTTTGCAACCATTGGCAATATCTTTTCTTTATTAATCACCTGGTCGTTCATACCGTTTCTTCAATTGTTTCAAGACTATTTCCATGCCGTTATCAAGCCCTTTCTTATACCCGGCTACATTCTCCCCTATATTGTAAACCAAACAGCCTGCAACAATAAGGACTACTCCTAAAGCTCTATGCCAATAAGGGAGTGATATGCTGAACGGCGAAAATGTCAACCGGAAATGCCCGATAAACAATACTGCGATGATGAATATCGCAATAAAGAAAATGAGGTCTGTTTTCATATCTATTCCTTATATTAAATTGGGATTATCGTAAATATTACCTGCAATCTCATATCTATGCCTAAATTTATCCGAAAAATGAAAAGTGAAATACGTTACATTTTCTTTATCAAGCGTAAAGTCGTGCAAGACGAATCTACAATCGTAAAACTCAACTATTTGCGGTCGAATTATTTCCGGTCTATTTTCCAAATGAGCATGTCCCGCCATGTCGGAATAAAAAGTGAAATTTATAATATCGCCTTCATAGATTTCTTTCCCGTCCTTATCGCACAAGCCGGTGAACTGCCCAACGGTTTCAGCCCATACGTCGTAGCAGCAGCCGTCTTCCGGAGAATATATCCTCGCCTTGTCCGTAAAGATAAGTCCGTTTTCGTCCCTTCCGGCAGTATAGAAAAAAGAGAGAAATCCATATACCCATTTCCCCGTATCAGTGCTTTTACCTCTGAATTTTATTTCACGCTTCATAATCACGTTTCCTATTCTTTAATTTGTTATACTCATCCTCAATACATTTATTGATTTTAGCGGCTTCCTCGTATCGTTCCTCCTCAATCAGCTTACTTTTCAGCCATTGAAGCTGATTCATATAAATAACATCATCACGGTCTGAAACCCTACGGGTGTATTCCCTTATCTCATTCAGCTTGTCCTCCATGCGCCTATGCCATCTGCTTACCATGATTAGGACAAATCCTAATGCAATGGCATTGAATAAAGTGATGGAGATTTTAATTATCAGTTCTACAGTTTCCATAATCATATAAGTTTTAACGCTTCTTGTATTCCGGCTTCCAGTGCTTCCTCGTAGGTATTGTAATGAATAGAAGGTCTGTTTGCCAGACCGACTAAAACATGGTTCGATACAGACATTATCTCGTAGTACCAAAACAGCTTATGTGAATATCATATTCCAATATGCAGGTCCTTGGTTTCACGCAGCCACTTTTGGACGATGGACTGAGTAGGAAATTCTATATCAGTAAACATACCTTTCTCTTTCAGCAGCTTCGCTATTTCTAATGTTACAAGTTCTTCCGTCATATAATCATTTTTTCCTTTATAAAGGGCACACCCAAATGAAAAAGAGTAAAGTGTCAAATTCTAAACTTATCATTATGGATGTCGGGTGTGCCCGTTTTTATTTGTATATTTGTTTCGTCAAATTTTAAACTTAGTTATTATGCAATACCCTGTTATTGAAGTAAGCCCTAATATAAGGCTTGCCACTGATGAAGCATTCGGTGATTTCAATGTGTATATCGTGAAAGAGATTCTCAGTTATGTCGATATGACATTTAGCGATGCACTTCAAATCCCTTGTTCCTCGATAGATAAATGTACGGTTAGATACAACTACTTTAAGGATAATCCAATGTGCAGCAACATTGGTAATGATAGGATTATTTACCTTCACACAAGAGGTGATTTTTGGTGCCAATGGATTTACCAATTTGCTCATGAGTATTGCCATCACATTATCAACGGAACTATGACGGGTGAGTTGTCTGGTTTGATGTGGTTTGAAGAATCCGTTTGCGAACTTGCTTCCATGTATAATCTGAATAGTTTGTTCCGAATTTGGAGTCAATATCCGCAATCAGTTCAGCGCCATTACGCCCCTTCTTTCCAGGATTATCTAAATGACCTTCTGGCAGAGAATCCAGAGTTATACGCTTCAACTCTTCATCCAAAATTTCTACAATCCTGGGATAGCCTTCTAAGAGAGAATGTATACCACAGAGACCATTACAATGCGATTGCTGCTCGAATGTTTCCTCTGTTTCTCGAAAATCCTTATCTGTGGAAGATGATTCTTCACATTGGCGACTCCCGTCAGTGGAATTCGCTGGAAGAACTGTTTGCCCATTTGGAGAGGAATGCCGATGACAGTTATTCGGATTCTCTGATTCAATTAAAAAATCTTTTGATTCCATAAGTTTTAGTTTTTAATTTCTGATTGTTCAATTCGATTAAAAATAATAATGAGACGTACACAGAGGAGGGAACTTAATGGCTGCTGCACAACCATTAATCTCTTGCCAGAAGTGCCCCTCCTTTATTTCTATCCATGAAGACCATAACAAGCCGTCCATATCCCTGCGTGCATAAGGATGCAGTCCGTAAGGGTTGCATACAGCCAATAGCTGTACATGGCTGTTTTTATTGTAGGACACAACTTTCATCTTGGAGGAATCGAACAAATCCCCCTCTATTTTCTTTCCCGGACTAATGTTGTACGAGTAGTTAAAGTCCTTATGCACATTCAAGGTCTTCCACGGGTATTCCGGAAAATCTATTATTCTCAGGTCCATTCTCACTCCTCTGTTTTAAGTTCAATCCTTTCTGCCCGTTCCCACCAGGAGCGCTTATTGTGCTCTTTAATCAAGTTTTCCAGCAGGTAGCGCTTATATCCTTCATCAGAAGCTTTTCTGCGTTCTGCGTAAACCTCTTCTTGCAGGGAATTTACTTTATTTTCCAACTTGGCTATTTCTTCGACAAGCTTCTTGACATACTCATCCTTCAAGGAATAGATAACCCGTGTTTTCCTGGAAAAACTGAATCCTTCTTGTACATCAGTAAATTCAGCCAGCGTATTCCCGTCACCCAACGCTACGACAAGCATGGAGATACTTTCCGCGCTTATCTCATAGCGTTCTTTTATCTCAAAGGAATCAGGCAATTTCCCGTTCTTGATTTCTATTCCGTCCACGTTGAATATAAGGTCTTTGCCGTCAAAAACCACCTCTTTCTTGTTTTTAAATTCTGCATCCATGGTTATTTTCCTTTCAGTTTCTTAAAAAAAATCATCGGCGACACTAAGGAACCCGACGAAATGTCTTTGAAAATTTCACTATCATCATTCACACTCAATGCAAGAAAATACTCCTGCGGATTAACTTTTGCCAATTCACGGAGCTTCTTTTCCCTATCTACACCTGCGTAAAGAATACCCGTATATTCCAAAGTAATAGAGCCGTGCATACCTTTCAAATCTGATAGCTTTAATATTTCTCCTCTTGACATTATTCAATCTCCTTTCAGTTTCTTTATTAGTGAATCAGCAAAACCAATACTCCATTCTGCCACTATATTTGAGTCAGCACTCATTATCTGTTCATGTGGATTGCTACAAAATCCTTGCATTGCAGCCTTCACCAGCTCATAACGTCTTTGTTCCCAGTCAATTAATGGTATATTGTCTATTATATCAACAAAACGAGCGTCAATCGTCATTTTTACTCCTGACGGTATTACACACATATAATAAGTCTCGCATCCGTAGCAAACATCTACGATTTCGACTTCTGTTCCAGCAGCAAGATTTTCTGTTTTAGAAATTACAACTTCGGTGTTAGTTTTTCCTTTCATTTCTTTGTCTCCTTCTTTATCTTTTCATAGCACTCTTTACAAAAAACAAACACCTTTCCGTTATTGATTTTAACTTTAAAACCATCTCTCCTTAAATCAGTGCAAGTAGGTTTTAATTCTGCATAGTGATTTAAACCATTTCCGCACAAATCACACGAAACTTCATACCGTTTCTTTATCATTTTCAATCTCCTTTCTCCTTAATCCGTTCCAGTACATCCTTGTTTACTTCGAGTATCTCGTCGAATGAGGGGATAGGTCTCCAATGAGTAACATATCCAGTATTGATGTAGGGGTATATCCATTTATTCACTTCTCGCATTGCCATTTCATCAATACTACCATCAACAAATTTCACTTGACACATGCCTTTTGCTTGTTTGTTTGGTATTGCATCCTCTACGCTTATCCACGGTGATTGCTTTGCCTGCCATTCGACACCTTTTCTGAACATGTTTAGCATTGCTTGTTGCTGATATGCAAACTCACCTTTAACCACTATTGCATAGCTTGACATAAGCTCTTGCCGTGCAGCTTCTTCTACCGTCTGTTTCATAATCATTACTCTTCAGTTGATATTAAATCATCCAAATACGCCCATTCATCAATGGCATCTTTGGAACACTCGTAATCATCACATTCTTCATCGTCCCAGCATTGCTCTGTTACGTTCCAATAGCGGACACCGTAACCAGTTCCAGTGCTTAACTTTCCATACACAAGGCATGGTATCTGCGGATAATGTTCATTTTCGTATTCTCCATGAGCTTGTGGCACTTCATCTTTAGTCTTATGCCATACGCTATTGATGCGCCAGTTCGCACCGGCAATAAATCCGGATTTATAAATATTCTGCCCGACGATATTATATCCTTCAGCTCCTTGTTTGGCTGCTTCTTCTACTGTCTGTTTCATAACTTATTTCCTTTTTGATTTAACTTTAATAGGATTGCTCTTTGTACCTGTACCGAACCAATGCAAACGGTAACCATGTATTCGGAGATAATACTTAAAAGCAGGAATATTCATTTGTTTCATATATTTGTCATTTTATATATTATCAGCATTTATAGCATTCGCTATATTCTCAGTATCAGAAAGTTTCCTGACAAGCACATCAAATGCGGCAGTGCATTTCTCCGTATTCATATCAACGGTTTTCCCTATTTTAAGGCATTCCGAAGCCATATCCATCAGCCTTGATACATTCGTCAGCCTTAGATATTCCAATGTGAATCCTTTGAATCCAGCATCTTTCTTTTTGAGTGCCGCAATACGTTCATCGAATTGCAAGCAGGCATATTCGCAAAGCGTTCTTGCCAGCTCAAACCTCGCAAGTTCTGAGGAATATTCCACCCCCCCATATTGTCAAGAACCTGCTTGAACTGCCAGTAGAGCATTTCAACGTGCTTGTTAACCTCTTCCAAATACCTGTCATTGCAATCTGCGAAAAAATCGCCTCTGTCAGCACCTATAACGCTGTTTATTGTCTTCTCGTAAGCCCTTCTTGCCTTTTCAGCGTCATTCAGGAACTTCTTGAATGTATGCTTGTAATAGGGGGTACGCTTCATCGCTTGCAGGCATTCGATTATCTGCCAGCAACAAATGTCATTTGTGAATAGTATGTTGTAAGTGCATAGGACTACAAGGCTCTCATGCTTGCTGATTATCCTGGTTGCCGTATCGGTAGTCATTATATTTCAAAATAGATTTGTTTGTACTAATGTTCCTTTCTCTGTTTTTATTTCGCCAAAGCATTCTCTAAGAAATCGCTTTTCCTGCGATTCGAAATACTCCTTGTCGATCTCCGTAGCATAGAAATCAATGCCCATCTTATAAGCTACTATGCGGGAGCTTCCGCTTCCCAAGTGGGTGTCAAGTATCTTATCTCCTGGCTTTACAAACTTCTTAAAGGCCCAATGATAAAGCGCTATCGGCTTCTGTGTGGGGTGAATCTTGGCTTCCTTGTTTGCTCCTCCGGTATTGGATAGATGGATGATAGCTGCAGGACAATCAAATGAAGTCCATGCAAGTTCGAACTGCGAAAAATTCTCCCACGGTTGCATCTTGTCCCAACACAATATTCCCCGTGTAGGTGGAAGAGGGAAGTAATTGCCTCCCCATATCACTTGATTACGACTGACTCTGAACAGCTCGTCAAAATACTTTTCGGAAGGTGGGGAAAAATCCCAATCGCATCGCATGGTATTCAAAGCCCGATCCTTCAGCTTGCCCGCTCCTTGATTTAATCTTCCCTTTTTCAGCCGTTGCGCAACGCTTTCGCCATTGTAGCCACCATGTTTACGGTTCAAGTTGGTTCCCATCGTCATATTGGGTGCATTTATTCCATAAGGAGGATCTACTATAGCTAAATCAAAGAACTTGTCAGGAATATCCTTCATGTATTCCATACAATCCATATTGTACACTTCACTTATCGGCATGATTCAATTCTTTGTTTTCATTGTTTCTGCTTTTTCTTGCAAGTTCATCAATCATTCGCTGGTACTTCTCTGCCACCAACGGGCATCGGAGGCGCAGTGCGTTGTCACGCTGCTACTCCAATAATTCGATTTTCTTCTCAATTTCTATGTCCATAAAATTATTTCTTCTTGAATTTGTCACATATCCTCCCGTACCGGTCACACGCGCACACCCTATGGTCCTTGGCCTTGCATAAACAAGAGTTATCTACGAAATCTCTGGAGTATGAGCATTGGCGGCAGCGGACGGGTGCAGGTGGTATATCTTTTTTCTTTGCCATTATCTTCGGCTTTCACCTTCAATTTTAATTACATTGAACATCTCTTTCACCCGGTCGGCAATATAATCCCCATACCGTTGAGAAAACTCCTTGTCCGGGTCCAGATTGGTAGTCATGTGGGTGTAGAAACAATATCTCTGCTCATAGCGCAGTTGCAAGACGGTCTGAATGGCATTGATGCCCGTACCAAAGTGTTTGGCATCCATAGGTTCCCGACCCACCTCGTCAATGGCAAGATTGTGCATACATGACCTGTCTGTGTATTGGTTTAACCCGACAATTCCTTTCTCGGCAAACAGCAAGGCAATCTCGGCAGCACTGGTGAACTGAAAGGTCAATCCGGCATCCGCACCGCCAATACAATAACGGGCAATTTTTGCTGCATAGTTCTGTAATCCTTTCAACAAAGTGGACTTGCCAACTCCGATAGGGCCATGTAATAACAAGCCTTTATCCAAATCAAGCATTCCCGGCATTCCCCATATCCATTGATAAAGGGCTTTCAGCAGTTGGCGGTTGCTGTCATCAACTGTAAAGGCCGGGGAAACGGATTTCATGGAAACTACGAGTTGGTTGCGCCAATACATGTCAGCCTGCTCCCTGCTCCATTGCTTATGGTTAGCTCTGTTTGCCGAAGACAATTGATTTGATACCGGCAGAACTTTCGTCTGGTTTTGTATCAGGTTTCCGATTGCTTCCATTTCTCGCTTGAGATATAATTTCATTAAACTTAGAATTGATATTAGTTACGCTGAAGTTATCAAATATCCATCCCTCTTTAATTGAGGAAAGAAGATACTGAAGGGCGTACAACAAAGAATTATCCGAAACATCCATCTGTTTCTGTTCCCTTTGAAATTTGAGTTTATTCAATAACTGAGACATGGCACCTGCATCTTTTGCAGTCCAGTAATAGCTATTAGAAAAAGTCTTTCTGAAATACTCCTCAAAAAGAAAGCGGGCTTTAGAATTAATTTCCTTAGGTTCACTTTTCTTCCTACCTCCCCCTTTTAAAGGGGGTGAGGGGGATATACTTTTCTTTCTCTTTACTTTTACTTTACTTTGTTCATTATTGACATCATTAATTGAATTAATTCCGTCATTAATTGAATTATTGACATCATTAATCATATATTCGGGAATTAGCTCTGTTTCTTTTCGTTTATAAGTAGCAAGGAGAAATCGTTTCTGTATTCCAAAAGAGGTTAGAACATGATATTTCTCATAAAGTGTGTTGTCGAAAAAGCCGACTTGTAATGCTTTTATCAGTACTTCCTTTACTGCGCCCTCGGAAACCCCAACTATGTCAGCAATAACAAAAGGCAAATCTTCATCCCACACAATGTAATACCCTTCATCTTTGTAGATATTACACAGCAGGCAAATAAGTATAGAAGCAGACTGGGAACCGCATGCTCTCGAAATCTTCCTTATCTTAACATCTGAAAAGAAACCGACATCCATAGGGAAATAATCTATCCCTTGTTTGGTAGGTCTACCAGCCATATTGTTTTGATATTAATACGCATGAATACAGTTTCTTTTACTATCCGCAACAAAATGTTTATTAAAAAGATTACAATAAACCACTCTGGGATTATCCTTAGAGACAGAAATGAATCTTCCTCTCTTACACTTTGCACATGTATCCGGTCGGATTACCTGCTTTTCATTTTTCTTTACCATAATTTAAAATCTTACGTTGGTTAATTGTCTGCCATTAGAATAGACCGCCCATTTACCGTTACCACTGTCGTGTAAGCGCAGGTTTGCTACCTCACCGAAACGTTTGATATTACCGCATAAATCCACAATCCAGCCACATTCTTTGGAAGGATGCGGACGGATGGCACGACCGACTATCTGACATTGTAGGACGTGCCATAACGACCGTATCAAGTTCCGGATAGTCAAAGCCGGTGGTTAACACCCCGACATTCGCCACTACCGGAATTTCACCAGCCTTGAACGCTTCAAGTATCCTTTCGCGCTCACCTTTTGGGGTGTCACCCGAAACGATTGCGGCTCCGGGTATAGACCAGGTAAGCTGCTCCGCTTCTTTCAGAAAACGGGTAAATACCAAAATACCTTTCCGTTTTCCTCCGGCTTTGGGATTCATCAGCCTTTGGACGATATGAACGAGATAACCGTAGAAGTCTATCCGTTCATATTCTTTTTGAACTGACCTATCCGTATAGTCGGCACCAGTAGTATTTACTTTCAAGTTAAGTTCATTCCACCCTGAAGGATTCATTGAATAGTAATCCAACTTCGCCAAGTAGCCCATATCTAATAAGGTTGATATCTGTACATGATAAATGACCTCTGAAAAGACATGAGGCTTTGTCCGGGTGATAAATTTCAGCATAGAACCAAAGTCACGGCTGGAACTTAAACGATACGGTGTAGCTGTCAGTCCAAGAACCTTACACTTCACTGCATCAAAAAAATCCTTGTACATTCCCTCTTTGGGGTTTACAAGATGACATTCATCCACAATGATGTTCTTGAAGTGGGTAAACAGTTCGGGATGATTCTTTACACTGCCGATGGTGGCAAATGTTATCCGGCTTATCTCCTTTGAGTTAAAGGATGCTGAATAGATACTGCAATCAAGAATACCGTATGAACAGAGTTTCTTGAAATTCTGTTCGAGTATTTCCTTCGAGGGCTGGAACACCAAGGTATGACCGTCAAGCCTTGCAGCTATATCCGCTATGATAAGCGACTTTCCGCTGCCCGTAGGTAACACCATAATAGCATTTGTTTTCTTCGCCTTGTTATTGAAGAAAGAAACGGCAGCATCAGAGGCTTTCTGTTGGTAATCTCGTAATACATAACTCATAGCCCTTTCTCCTTTCGTAACTTTTTATTAAGTGTTTTGTAATACTTGATTAGCTGTTCGTACTCAAAATCAGTCATTTTGGAAGTGCCGGCAGCTTTCACTTTCAGCAAGTCAAATTTCTGTTGACCGATTTTAGCAATTAGATTCACCCGATAGCCTTCCAAATGGTCGGCTTTGAACCTGTTGCAGTGCCGGCATTCGGCATGGCAATTATTCTCATCAAACCGTGTTGCCAAATGTGTACGACTGAAATAGTGCCCGCAGTCCGCTTGTGTAAACGGCTTTATCTGTCCACATGATATACATCGGAAGGAACCGTTTGGCATACAATCACGAAGCCGGATGAAAAGGGAAAACTCTTTGTCGAGCTTAGCTTTCAAATCCGGCTTCTTCTTTACTGTTATCCCTGCTTTATCAAACAGAGGTAAAGGCTTGTCTTTCTTCTTAGCCTTTCGTTTTATGTAGTACGGCATTGTCTATTTGTCCAATTGTTTCATCAAGTACCTTGTCTCTTGAACGACGGCTTGTTTGTCCCAGTCATATTCATTGTCTCCATAATGGAATGTGTCAAACCCGAATATCCACCAGTCATCACCTATTTCCGTATTATCGGTAATGAATTCCACATCATCCAATATGGGATTTCTTTTTCCGACATACTTGGAATTAATTTTCCTTTTGCTTCCGATAGATTCTTCACCGCTTATTGCCGGTTCTGAAAATGTGATACCTCCATGTACACTTATATCATCAATATCAAAATAAGACATTCCATGATATTTGTTCGCAGAGGGAACAGCCACATATCCGTTATGCGTTCCATGCTCTACCATAGTGGACTTAAACCATTCGTTTGATTTTATAAATGCTACTGCTTTATTTTCCATAGTTTTCTATTATTGGTTTACACAGTTCAACAACTTGTTTACAATCCTCCACATCAAACATTCCGATATGGCAAAGCTCACGTGGTATGCCCAGTTGATTGGATAGCCACAGGTAGGCTTTGTTTCTGTTTGAAGTGTTGGGGATATGTTTCTTCCAAATTTTATTGATAAGATTGGTCTTAGCTACCTGGTCGAAGTAGAAGTGGGCTTCTTTCTTGGCTTCCCTTAGTTCCGCGTTTGCCAAACGCCCTAACGCCTGGTCTGTACCCTTGTGTACTCCGACATAAGCCCTACAATCTCGGCAGAGGTAAATCATACCGTAGGAGCGTCCGTAGATTACAGAACTATCCACGTATTCAGTAGACCTACCGCAATAAGGGCAAATCTTACCAGTTAATAATTCATCCATAATTTTCCATTAAAAGCCCCGAAGCGTATTCTCCGGGGCACAACCATTATTTACTAACCCTTGCCATTTATGTGTGGCTCACATTTATGTGGAGAGCCCGGGCTCGAACCGGGACGAGTGGTGTTTTTGCGGTTATATGATTTTAAATCATTCTACCTAAGATGTCTCGCAGGTTGCCGGCTTGGTTATTAACGGTTATCCTGGAATTTTGCACCTCACATCTTGATTAACGTCTACCAATTCCGTCACTTCTCCATGTTCGCCTGCCATATCTTCACAGACCGAGCAGGCAGGTTAACAAAGTTATTCCATATAAGCCATTGAAAACTCTTTCGGAATAAAACGCCCGACCGGGATAGGTTTAGCAGATTCAATGGCTGTATGGATTTCCCTCTTTCTGAACTCATGTCCCTTTTCTTTGGCTTGTTTCTCACATTCTTCCTCTTTGTTTTTGAGATAGTGGGTAATAAGCATCATTGCTCTGTCAACGTTGAAGGTGTTCACGACAAAAGTCTGAACTCTCTCGTCTTCATTCTCCCCATCCGTGAATGTGATTTTCGTCTCAATCTGATAGAATTTCTTTTCATTGGGCTTGGAATCTCCCTCTTCTTCATCTTCTTCCGTTACAGAATCGTTTAAAAGGAATGTATCTTTTAATTCTTCGAGGGTGGCATCATCTACCTTGCGTTCTTTCAAATTGTCAGTAAGAATCACGCAAGAATCGAACTCCTTGACCATTGTCAAGGTGAATCCGAACATATAGTTTAGTTCGATGTAATCTTTCAAGATACTACAAGAATTTTCCAATCCGGTGGCATACAGCAGGAACTTATGTTTCTTGTCCCCTATTTGTGCCTGTGCAAGATAGGGATATAAGAATTTGTTCTCGTTCTCGAATGCCAAGCGGTTCTGGTTGCTGACTTCCACTTCCTTAATGCCGTCAGCTTCCATACTGAAACGAATTTTCGCCAAAGTGTCTTGGTCTATCAGCGTGCCACGGTCAAAAAGAATTTCATTCCGTTCGATGGTTACTGTTTCACCTGTATCTTCATCAATGAAAGATTCCTCCCATGTTTTGAGGACACGTTTTGCAAGGTACATGTTGAGCATCTTTTTCGGGTCAGATGTCACATACCTGATTTCTGTTTTTCTTGTTTCTATCATAACTAAATAAATTCTTGATTTCTTTGTATTTCCTGCTGGGCGTATATCAGCATTTGATGTTCATTCGCAGCCGGCAGATAGATACCTGCCACTGATGCACTCCAATTACGGAAACGGTCAATACTCAAAGTCATTTCACCTGTTGTCAGCTCGGCAGAACTGCGCAAATAGGTTACTTCATTGCCTTTCTTGTTGACCGTCTTACGTTCAAACAAATCACGGTTGCAAGTCCTCTTATAGAAGTCAATCTTGGCTTCGTCGAGACTG